AACTTATTCTTATTCTGGCCGATTACCAATATAAAAATGCATTCGTTGCAGATCATGAACTCAACATCGTTGCCTGTATGACTGAAATTATGGCAAATGTTGATTTTGCATAAATACTAAATAACTTTAAGAAAAGAGGTTATATTATGGACGACCAAATGGTTGAGAATATGTTACAAACATATCATATTAATTTAATGGAAGTATTTAGATCTAAGGAATGGACCCAGGCAACAAAATTACTTGCTGCCAAACTTATGGATAACCCATACTATTCCGTAGGTATGTTTATGCAAACAATTACCGATACGGAGCTTGAGTACTTTCAAGAGATTAGTGAAAGACATGATTGTGACGAATTGGTATTATTAACTCTAATGCTCTTGCATGCAGAGGGTACTGATATAAAGAATGAATTTGAATTTGAACAACATTTTTCAAGTTTCAAAATGTTCCTTGCCGGTACTGCACTCGAACGCAAAGGCATGATTAAAGTTAATTATGAAAATTTTTCGTTTAACCAAGATGCAGGCGATAAAATCGTCTTTGAAAGAATAGAGGAATAAACTATGTTTAATTGGCTTTTGTCATTATTTGGTGCAGGTAAGAAACCCGAACCTACCAGTGAAGCACCATATAAATTAGAACCACCGACACTAGGACCGGAATCAACACCGATTAACACACAACCTAGTAATGGGTGGCCTTTTCCAGAAAGTCGGCCAGTAGAAGGCCCACAATCGCAACCTAAAAAGCAACATCATAATCGGAAACGCAAGCCAAAAGCAGTGGCCACACCCGCACCTGTTGCAAAAAAGGTTGAAGCACCTATTGATAGAAAGAAACGCACTTTTAAAAAGCGTAACACAACTAAATAATTTAAGGAGTATATTATGTCTGTAAAAGGTACCAAAACTGAATTGAGTTTGAAAGAGGCATTTGCTGGTGAATCCCAGGCCAATCGCCGTTATTTGTATTTTGCAAATATGGCCGATGTTGCTGGCGAACCTGATATTGCTGCTCTTTTCCGTAGCACTGCTGAAGGTGAAACTGGTCACGCTCACGGTCATATGGAATATTTGATTGATGGTGGTGCTGGTGATCCGGCAACGGGTATGCCGGCAAAGAGTGTTAAAGAAGCTCTTGAATCTGCAATCTCTGGTGAAACCCATGAATACACTGACATGTATCCGGGCATGGCAAAGACTGCCCGTGATGAAGGTTTTGATGAAATTGCTGATTGGTTTGAGACTTTGGCCAAAGCCGAACGCTCACATGCAGGTCGCTTCCAAAAAGCACTTGCAGCAATGGAAAAATAAGAACGCCGTGTGAAGGTAGTGGAAGGCAATGTCAATAAGTCCTTCCTAATCTATGGAGATTGATATGTCAGATGAAGACGCAAAAATACAACATTCTCGTCGTAGACAAAAAACAGACACACACATAGTAAAACAAAAACACATTGCAGAGGCTCACGGTTTTAAAGTCAATGAGCCTCATAGATATAATAAACATCATGCTATGGACTGTGGCAATCCACAATGTCCATTATGTGGCAATCCTAGACGATTATATAAAGAACGAACGTACCAAGAAAAAAGAGATTTTCAAGATAAACTGATCGAATGATTCATTTAACACCAGAAGCAAAAGAGAAGATTCAAGACCTTATCATCGAAGAGAACAATCCAAATATCAGAGTTCGGTTGTTTATCGAAGGTGGTGGTTGTGCTGGATTTAACTACGGTTTCTGTTTTGATGAACTCACTAATGATGACGATTGGGAGTTTGATGGACTTATAGTAGACGCAATATCTATGCAGTATTTAGAAGATGCTACTGTCGACTGGAAGAAAGAGCTGATGGGCAGTAGTTTTGTGATTGATAACCCAAATGCAGTCAACACGTGTGGCTGTGGAAGTAGTTTTTCAGTGTGATTTTGTGTTATAATATACAACATGATAAAAAGTTTTTGGAAAACATGGCAATACGCTATTGGTTCTTTTGATGATGAAACTACTAAACCTTATGACACTAAGGTAGCAATTATCCGAACTTTTTGGGTATTGTTACATATTACTACATGTTTGTTTATTATAATTGGTAATGGTAGAACTTTAGGACTTTGGTAATGAAAATTGGTATTACTGCTTCAACATTTGACTTATTCCACGCCGGACATGTCTTAATGCTACAGGAAGCAAAATTACATTGTGATTATTTAATATGTGCTCTGCAGACCGACCCGTCTGTTGATAGACCGAATAAAAATAAACCAGTTCAAACTATCTTTGAGCGATACACTCAGGTCGAAGCATGCAGATACGTTGATCAGGTAATTCCATATGAATCGGAACTTGATCTTCTAAATATTTTAGCAAGTATCCCTTTACATATTCGCATTATTGGTGTAGAATATAAGGATAAGGAATTTACTGGTAAACAACTTTGTGAAGACCGAGGCATTGAAATTTATTATAATAGCCGTGGCCATAATTTCTCATCCAGTGAATTGCGTAATCGACTTACGAATGCTAAAAAATGAATCCATTTGAGTTTTTAAATTCTATTAATCTGTCAAAACAAAACCTAATCGTTGACGACCTATCTGAAAAAGCCTATAATGGCTTTATGGTTAATCGGTCGTTGTCGTATTTTCCTGATACTACTCTCGCCGCAAACGAGATGAATATCAACCACCATCTGGATAAAAAACTCCAGTATGACTTTCTTATAAATATTATTCGGAAACGCAAAAGGTTTTCCAAATGGGATAAGAAAAAACAAAATGGTGATGTTGATGTGGTGAAGGAGTACTATGGCTATAGCGATGTTAAAGCAGAACAAGTTCTCCACCTATTCACACCTGAACAATTACAAGAACTATATAAAAAGGTGAATAAAGGTGGAAGAAAATAACTTAATCGAATGGACACCAGCAAGTATGCTGGAAGTAACCTTAAATGAACCCGACGATTTTTTAAAAATACGGGAGACTTTAACGCGTATTGGTGTCGCATCTCGTAAAGATAAAAAATTATATCAATCATGCCATATACTGCACAAGCAAGGAAGATATTTCATAGTTCATTTTAAAGAACTATTCTTGCTTGATGGTAAAAAATCTAATCTGGAAGAAAATGATGTCGCACGCCGTAATACAATCGCCGTATTGATGAGCGATTGGGGTTTATTGACTATTGAAAATAAATCTGCTGCACAACCAGTAGCACCAATGCGACAGATTAAAATCATACCATATAAAGAAAAGGACCAATGGGAATTGTGTCCCAAGTATAATATCGGTAATAAATGATTTATGATTCTAAGTTTGGCTCTGTTAATTTTTTAGAAGAATCTTACTTACAGAAAAAAGAAAAGATAGGATTAAGTTTATCCGGTGGGTTGGATTCAGCTTTAATCCTATTTTTTCTTTGCAAAGAATTTCAAAACACTAATCGAACTATCCTTCCAATTATAGGATGTGATAACGGTTCTACGATTCTTTGGCAAACGAATGAAATTATTCTTTATTTTAAAGAAAACTTCCCAACCGTTAATATACTTGATGAATATATTTTTCATTATGATACTAAGAGAAATGGTGGTAAAAGGTCATTTCATTACATTGAGGAACAAAGACTTTTATCCAACAATATAGTCGATCTAATTATAATGGGTACTACAATGAACCCACCGATTGATCTATTGGTATCTGGTCGTGATACTTCACGTGATACTGAAAATATAAAAGTACCAAGATCAGAGAATTATTATTTGCCATTTGCTGGTGTTGATAAAAGATTCGTTGCAGAGATGTATTCTAAATTTAAATTAGAAAATTTAGAGAAGCTTACGTTTTCATGTATATCACCAAAGTTTGACGAACCTTGTTTAAAGTGTTGGTGGTGTAAAGAAAAAATGTGGGCATTTGGTTTACATGATGATAAAAATGTGATATAATATAAATACAAATGGATGCCATAATGGGTCCATTTTTCTACAACCTTGCTTAATTAGGAGGTCATACATATGACAAACTTTAAATTACCGCGTTCTGCGTTTATTGGTTTTGATAATATCTTTGACGAATTGGAGCGTATCACTACGGCTTCAGCTCAAGATAATTATCCGCCACATAACATCGTCCGACTTTCCGAAAACGAATATGCAATTGAACTAGCTGTTGTTGGTTTCAAGGAACAAGATCTTGAGCTAAAACAACAGGATGGTATTTTGTATGTAGCAGGTAAGAAGTCTGATCAACAGACTGCTGATTACCTACATCGTGGAATTTCTGGTCGTTCATTCAAACGTTCCTTTAGACTGTCTGAACATGTAGAAGTAAAAGGAGCTGATCTAAGGGATGGATTGCTCGTCATTAATCTAGAGAGAATCGTCCCAGAAGAAAAGCGTCCACGAGTTATTCAAATTGGAACTAACAAAGTGGAGTACACACATGACACAAATCAAAAACTTCTTACAGAAGATCTGGCATAAACTTGAAATGTGGGGTGAAGCTTGCGCACGCTCGCGTGTTGAGCGTTATCTTGCTCAATCCCAAAATATTGCTGAACTTGAAAAACGCATAAGAGAGATTGATACGATGCGTTATAAACATTACATTTAAGAGGTAATAATATGAAGCAATACGTATGCGATGTTTGCGGTCACATCCATGATGAGACTGTAGATGGACCTTTCGAGGATTTGCCAAAGTATGCAAATTGTCCAGAGTGCGGAGTCGATGCCCGTGAGGCATACCAACCTTTAGACATTTGATATATAAAGTTGCCGGATCTTTTTAAAACCGGTATTTTCACAAACATACACACAGGAGAGAAAAAATGTTTTCACCAAAATTTTATATTGAACAATTTCAACACACCAAGAAATTAGTTGGCGACCAGATGTTCAAGGATCAACCTGAACTGAAACAAGTTGCTGAACGATATATTGATGCTCAAACTCAATTCGCTGAAATGGTTGTTGATAACTCCATCGCATTGATGAAGTTTGGCGCTGATCAATTTGCCGCCATTTCTAAACTGGCAACTAAATAATGGAGATTAATATGTCAAATAAAAATCCTTTTGAAATCCGCGCTGATATGCTCCAGATGGCTAAAGACTATATGGACCAAAGTTGGCAATTGAATTATTCCTTTGTTCAACAATTGTTTGAACAGAATAAGGCTACGGTTGCAGAAATGCAAAAAGCACTGACACCTTATTCGACCGAGGAGTTGATGAAGAAAGCACAGGAATTCTATTCCTTCGTCTCTAAAAAAGACTAAATCGGTAGGGCCTTCGGGCCCTATTTACTTTGTGCTCTCTTTGTGATATAATACATCTTATGGCTTTTTACACTTCAGTTTTTCGTTATGGCAACTCTATCATGTATCGTGGGTATGATGGAGCAGGTCGTAGGTACCAGAAAAAAGAACACTTTCAACCCACTTTTTATGTCCCGGCTCAGAAACAAAGTGACTGGTTTGGACTTGACGGCACTCAGATTGCTCCAATTAAAATGGATGACATGCGTGAGGCCAAAGAATGGCTAGAGAAATATAAGGGTGTCTCTGGCTTTAACGTGTATGGTAATCCTAATTATCTACACCAGTTTATCTCAGAAAAATTTCCTGGCGAAATTCAATTTGACCGTAGTCGGATTAACGTAACAACGATTGATATTGAAACGGCATATGATGATGGGTTTCCAGAACCAGATCGTGCTGATAATGAAATCCTAGCTATTACCATTAAGAGTAACGTTGATGGTATATACTACGTCTGGGGTTATGGTGATTATGATACAGAGAATGCGTTAACAAAACCCGTCGTCTATACTAAGTGCAAGAATGAAGAGTGGTTACTCAAACTATTCCTTCAGCACTGGAATACGGAAAAATTCTCACCAGATGTTATTACAGGTTGGAACGTCCGATTCTTTGATATTCCATATCTTGTAAATCGTGTCTCTAAAGTTCTTGGTCATGATTATGCCAAGAAATTCTCTCCGTGGGGTATGGTTAATTCCCGCAATGTGATCCGGCATAATAAAGAGGCCATCACTTTTAACCTCGAGGGTATTCAGATCCTAGACTATTTGGAACTATTCCAAAAGTTTGGCTATTCATACGGCACACAGGAATCATATAAACTCAATCACATTGCGTATGTTGTGCTTGGTGATAAAAAATTATCCTATGAAGAATCAGGTTCATTGAAAAACCTATACAAGGATGATTTCCAAAAGTATATCGACTATAACGTTAAGGACGTTGAGTTGGTTGATCGACTCGAGGATAAAATGGGTCTTATTACCCTGGCGATGACCATCGCTTATAAGGGTGGTGTAAACTATACGGATACGTTTGGTGTTACGGCAATCTGGGAATCAATTATCTACCGTAAACTCAAGTCACAAAAGATTATGCCACCTATTAGGGATGATAATACACCAAAGACTGCATTTGCTGGTGGGTATGTTAAAGATCCTCAAATCGGTTTACATAATTGGGTTGTCTCTTTTGACCTTAACTCACTTTATCCTAATATTATTGTCCAATATAATATGTCACCGGAAACACTTACTAGTCGTTTCGTCAAGTCGGGCGTTGAATATTATTTGGATGGTAACAAGGCAGATGCAGAGCAATATGCTGTGGCGGCAAATGGTTCAACATATCGTAAAGATATTGATGGTGTTATTCCAACGATTATTATTGATTATTACGATGAACGTTCTGCAACTAAAAAGATGATGCTGGCCGCGCAACAAGAGTATGAGAAAACAAAAACCTATGAATTGGAAAAAGAGATTAATACGCTTGAAAACAAGCAGATGGCTCTAAAAATTCTACTTAACTCACTTTATGGTGCTTTGGGCAATGCATACTTTAGATACTTTGATATCAGACTTGCGGAGGGTGTTACCTTAACTGGGCAACTTACGATTCAATGGGCAGAGAAGGCAATTAATGCCGAAATGAATAAAGTATTAAAAACCAAGGATAAGGATTATGTTATCGCTATTGATACTGATTCGCTCTACGTTAACTTTGGCCCCATCATCGATACCCTGGTTTGGAAACCAAACGACGGCGTAGAGAAAAAGGTCGAGTTTATTAATAAAATTTGCCGCGACCACTTCGAACCCATTCTGAAAAAATCCTATGAGCAATTATTTCAAAACATGAATGCTCATAAAGATCGAATGGTTATGAAACGTGAAGTAATTGCTGACCGTGGCATTTGGACTGCTAAAAAACGCTATATACTTAATGTCCACAACAGTGAGGGTGTGCAATATGCAGAACCAAAACTTAAGATTATGGGTATTGAAGCTATTAAATCCTCTACGCCAGAAGTTGTCCGTGCTAAATTTAAAGAGGCATTTAAAATTATTATCAGTGGTGATGAACATGCCACGCGTGATTATATTGCCAAGTTTAAATCTGAGTTTAAATCCTTATCGCCAGAAGCAGTTGCCTTCCCTCGTGGTGTGAGTAATATTACCGATTGGAGTGATAGAAAAACAATCTATAAAAAAGCAACACCTATTCACGTACGTGGTACTTTATTGTATAATCATCACATCAAAGAGAATAAGCTTACGGATAGATATGAACTAGCAAATAATGGAGATAAGATCAAATTTACCTATTTAAAAATGCCCAATACGATTAAAGAGAATGTTATTGCATTTCCTGACGTATTGCCAAAAGAACTAGGTCTAAATAGATTTGTTGATTATGACACTCAGTTTGAAAAAACATTTATTGAACCACTACGACTCATTCTTGATGCTGTGGGTTGGTCAGTAGAGGAACAAGCTACGTTGGAGGATTTTTTCTCATGAAAGTAACTAACGATAATAATTCAGTTGTACCACCAGGCATTAGTGGTAAAAGCGTTGTGTTTAATGCACCTGAAGTAAAATTAGAAGCACTCGCAAATGAAGTAGCACTACTGAGTCTAGGTGATTGGGAAGCGTTAAAAATAAAAATTGATGTTAATAAGTTTCAGCAAGAAATAAAACAATTCGACGACGAATGGGTTGATTATCTACCCCGCACTGATCGAGTAAATAATAGACTCGGACTTGCAGTAACGAATTTACCTGGATTAACACATAGGGATAATCCAAGTCTGGCACAAACGTCATATACTGCAGGTAGAAAAGTAAGCGAGGTTGAATTTAATCAACCCACTGATGCGTATAAAAAATTAACCAGTCTACACCCATTATTGGATTTATTTTTCCCACTGGGTCGGACGTTTTTAATTAAATCTAAAAAGGGTGGTTATTTTGTCCCGCACAGAGATCATCCAACAATACCTAGGGATTCATTTCGTATCGCAGTATTTTTACAAGGCTGTGAACCATTGGAATATGATTGGATCCAGAATGATAAGAAAATGCTAATCGAACACGGCAGACCTTACTATATAAACACAAAACAAGTACATCGCACGGTTAGTTGGAATGATAACAGTATTCACTTGATTCTTAATATTCCATTTAATTCAAAGAATGTATCCAAACTTATCGCAAATCTACAACACGCACATTGAGGTATATAATGACTAATGCAGAAAAAGTAAAATTATTCATGCAAACTTTCGGACAGGAAGTAAAAACCAAACCAGAGTTTCCATCTCGTGAAACTATGGAACTACGTATTGAACTTATTTCAGAAGAGTTAAATGAACTCTGGGATGCGTTTGATGCTCGTGATATCGTAGAGGTCGCCGACGCTCTTACGGATATTCTTTATGTAACCTATGGCGCAGCACACGCTTTTGGTATTGACATTGATAAGTGTTTCGATGAGGTTCAAAGATCTAATATGAGCAAACTTGGTGAAGATGGTAAACCAATTTACCGTGAAGATGGTAAAGTGCAAAAAGGACCAAATTACTTTAAACCAGATTTGAAAAAGATTTTACAAATTGACTAATTTATGATATAATATAGCAATTATGCAACACTTACCAAAATATCCAATCTATATTATTTCCAAGGGTCGTTGGGACTCTCGTATGACTCAGCGCACTATGGAAGATCTTAAACTTCCATATCGCATTGTAATTGAAGCATCTGAATATGATAAGTATGCTGAAAATGTACCTAAGGATAAAATTCTGGTTCTGCCGTCTGATTTCCGTGAAAATCCAAAGTATGCAATCCCAGATGAAAATTCCGGTCTAATTGGTGGTTCCATTCCTGTGCGTAATTTTGTATGGGAACACTCAATCAGTGAGGGTCATAAGAAACATTGGGTCCTTGATGATAATATGCGCCACGTCTATCGTCTGAATCGTAATTTAAAAACTCGTTGTACCAGTGGTGCAGGTTTTCGGATTATTGAGGACTTTACCGATAGGTATGAGAATGTAAAACTATCTGGTATGAATTATGCATTCTTTGCTCCCGCAACGGTAAAGAAACCACCTTACTATACTAATACTCGTATTTACTCGTGTATTCTAATTGATAATTCACTGCCACAACGTTGGCGTGGCCGATTTAATGAGGATACCGATTTATCACTACGTGTACTTAAAGACGGCAATTGTACTATGTTGTTTAACAATTTCCTAGTCGGCAAGGCAGCAACAATGACCATGAAAGGTGGTAACACGGAGACTGTGTATAATGTCGAACAGACTGGTGACCGACATGCACGCAGTGGTGGTAGTTTTGATAACCGCAGAGAATTTGCAGATTCACTTGTAGCACAACACCCTGATGTTGTAAAAGTTGCCTTTAAATGGGGTCGTTGGCACCATGATGTGAATTACTCAGTATTTGTACAAAAACCCATTCGTAAACCAGGTCTAAATATTCCTAAAGGTCCTAACGAATATGGTATGGTACTTAAAGAAATTTCACCTGAACTTGATACGCCGGAAGGAGAAGAATATGGCGACTAATAAACTAAATGTAGACACTGCGTCTAATAATCTTTTTATTTTATCTGGTGAAGAAGATCACCGCACACCTTATGATTGGGATGGTATGCCTGAATTTGTACAAGAAGAGTCTGAAGCATATGCAAAGATTACGGTCCGTATTCGCAATGAAGAGGACCTCCGCGCATTTGCAAAGTTAATGGAACAACCGAGTATTTCTACCAAGACAAAAGCAGTCTGGTATCCTGTTCTGGATCGTAATCGTAATTCTTTATTACGTTGGGTTGACCAAGCCGAATAAAATGTGATATAATATTGGAATGATTACCGTTACATCATTTAAAAGTCTCTTTGACAATCAAACCAATAATAAAATAGAATTCGATACATTTGATAAGTTTGAAAAAACTTTATATAAATTATCTGAGGTTAAACGTAAGTCAAAACGAGATGCATTTCTAATCTCGCCGGCAAAGTTTGTCGATGGTACTACACGCGCAAATCGTAATGTTATTGAGTGGGGTGGCTGGGCAGCGGTTGATGTTGACGACCATGAATTTAAGGGTGATTTGAAAAATGAATTGGCATCTTCTTACGGCGATTATTATTACATATGCTATAGTACTGCTAGTAGTACTGATTCGTTCCCGAAGTTCAGGCTTGTGTTCCCACTTAAAGGCGAGGTTGAAGCATCTAGAATTAAGCACTTTTGGTACGCACTTAACACACATCTCGGATCAATCGGAGATAAACAGACTAAAGATTTATCTCGAATGTATTACATCCCTGCAACGTATAGTGGGGCTAACAATTTTATTTTTACTAATGTTGGCAGTGTTATTGATCCTAACGAACTTTGTGTAAAGTATCCATTTAATGAAAAGAAAGTCAGTAATAACTTTATTGACCGATTACCAGATGAGTGGCAAAAACAAATCATTGAGCATCGTAAATCTCAATTGGAAAATGTAAGAGTATTTTGGACCGGTTATCGCGACTGTCCATTCGTTAACAAGAAACTAATTGATGAGTATAAATCCATTGCAGGCCTAGACGGCACTGGTCGTTACTCTATGATTTATAAAATTATGCTCTCCATTGCCAGCAGCGCAATAAAACGTGAGTATCCAATCACTGAAAATGAAATTGTGACTCTTATTCTAGAGTTGGACCGTGAAACGGCAAATCGTTATCAAAATCGTCCATTGGCAGTGGAAGCGTCCAGAGCCATTGAATACGCATACCGTAGTTTGTAATACTTTTGATATATTTACATCTATTCTCCAGCGTGTTATAATAAGTGTTCATGATGAAAGGAGTGTAAACAATGGAACTAGGTAGTGGTGCCTTTTGGCAAACACTCGGCCAGTATGTTTACGGTTATAAAAACGCCAAGGGTATCTTTACCTATATTGGTAAGGGTAATGGTAACCGTGGTATTCAACACGTAAAGACTAAGGGTTATGATGTAGATAATCTCTATATTATTGCTCGGAATCTTGAACGATTTGAAAATAAACAAGATTGGCAATCCTTTCTTTTAGAATCATACCTAATTGCATTTGAGCAACCTAAGGATAATTCTGTTTCTGGTCACTATGAGGAGTGTTTTATTATGGCAAAGTTTTCTGAACTTTATGGTACTTTTGTTGATTCACAGTTTGATGCATTTGCAGAATTCCCAGAATGGTATCGCGATAATTATGATGCCAAAATCCGTGGGCGTGTAAATGCTTTTACCATTAAAAAAGATGGTGTAGAACTATGGTCACAGACTGTGGATAGTATCCAGTTACAGTTTTACGCAGATAATAATGGCAATCCAACGGTGTGTAAGATGTATAATTGGCAGAAGAAAAACAGGGAGGAAACATCTCAAAAAATTATTGGTTTCCTTACATCCTGTGGCGTTGAAGAGGATGATATTGAATCCGTCGGTTCACGTGAATCATATCAATTCAAAGTTTCATCAATGGATCACTTGTTGCAAATTCTTGCAGACTTGACTTCCTAATTTCGCTATATACTATTTTACTTAAGGAGTTTATATGTCTCTAAAAATTGCTATCGTTGGTCACGGTTTCGTTGGACAAGCAGTGGACTATGGATTTTCTAAATCCAATGCTACAAAACAAATCATTGACCCAAAAAATGGTACCACCGTTGCTGATATTGATAAAGATACCGACTTGGTGTTTATTGCAGTCCCTACACCGTTTGGTGATTTTTCTATTCTGCGTAGTGTTATTGCTGATTTAAAGTCAAATGGTATTATGGATAAAGCAGTTGTGGCAATCAAGTCCACGGTTGTGCCTAGTATTTTAACTGAATTATCACACCCTAATTTGGTTTATAATCCAGAGTTTCTGACAGAGAAAAATGCTAATGAGGATTTTGTCAATCCACCCATGCACGTATTTGGCGGTGAATTAAATACTTGTAAGACTTTACATTCATATTATGATCAATATAGTCTTTGTGCAAATGCTCCGGCATTTTTTATGCGCCCTGAAGAAGCATCAATGGTGAAATATACCATCAATTCTTATCTCTCGACTAAGGTTGGATTCTTTAATCAAATCTGGGAAGTTTGCCAAGACAACAACTTTGATTATCAGACGGTTATTAACACCGTTGCACAAGACCCTCGTATTGGTCCAAGTCATACTCGAGTACCCGGTCATGATGGTCGCCGTGGTTTTGGTGGTGCATGTTTCCCTAAGGATACAAATGCATTTATTAAATACAGCGATCGCCTTACGATTCTTGATGAAGTCGTTAATTCAAATAATAAAATTCGTTCGCAGTATGAACTTGATGACCGTGAAAGAGTTCAGGGTGTTGTTTACAAGATTGCATAATCCATATATAATATAAACACTCATGGATTAGGGAAATGGAAAAGAAAAGACGTTTAAACGATGCTACACCTGAGGAATGGACAGCAGCATTCTATAATTTTTATGCACTTGAACGTGAAAACCAAAAACATGATTTAGCAAACCTTGAAAAAGGTTTAAATGGTATGAGTTATGATGATTTCACAGGTAAAAAACATGAGTGGGACAACTGGAAACCAATTAGAGATTTGGAATAAAAGAAATGCCTGGCACTCTAGGTATCTAAATCTAGCACTTGAAGTGTCAACTTGGTCTAAGGACCCATCACGAAAAGTCGGCGCAGTTGCCGTTGGTAATAAAGGTCAAATCCTTTCACAAGGTTATAATGGATTTCCTCGTGGGATATTGGATAGTCGAACCCGTCTAGAA